CGGCGTCAGACCACGCCGTGTCGACGCGCCAGGAGCGCGACAAGACCTGCCTGATGATGGTCGGGCTCGACGAAGACGAGAACATCTGGGTGCAGCCTGAGATGGTGTGGGGCCGATTCCCGACTGATCAGATCGTCGAGCGCATGATCGACATGATGGACGAATACCGCCCGTTGCACTGGTGGGCAGAGCGCGGCCACATCACGCGCTCGATCGGCCCGTTCCTCCGCAAGCGCATGCTTGAGCGCAGCGTCCACTGCTCGATCTACGAGATGACACCGATCGCCGACAAGATGTCCCGCGCGCAGTCCATCCTGGGTCGCATCGCGATGGGAAAAGTGTTTTGGCCGAACTTCGCTCCTTGGTGGGCCGTGGGCATGAAGGAGTTGCTCCAGTTTCCGTATGGCGCGAGAGATGACTTAGTGGATACAATCAGTTACATAGGCCTGGGATTGTCCCAACAGCAGCCGCTCAAGCGCAGGACGACCGCTCCCAAGGTTGTCGCTACCGGCACATTAGGTTGGGTCAAGGAGCAAGCCCTCCAGCAAGACCGAGAAAGGAAACTCTCCCGCAACGGGGGCTGGTAGACTTTAATGGCATTGCCGCCGATTGGGCCGACCGCGACCGGCTCACCTATACTCGACGCGCTCGGACAGATGATCCCCCAGATAGTCGGTGGCGAGATGCCACCGGGTGCCGGCATGAGCGTCGGCCCGCAGCCGGGCGTTCCGACCGGACCTGGCGACGAATATTCCCACACCACACCGGCCGGCGAAAACGTGCTCCAGCGCGAGCGGCCAGAGCCGGATGAGCGTCGCAAGCACCTCGTCGGGTCGCTCTCCGACATGATCAAGCAGGCCAAGTCGCACTGGCAGAAAACCTTCCGCAAGATGGAAGACGACCAGAAGTTTTGCGCCGGCGCGCAGTGGCCCGAAGACCCCAAGAAAATGGCCTTCAACGATGTCTACGACGAGGATCTCTACGTCGCGAACATCACGTTGCAGCATGTGCAAAAGAGGGTCGCCGCGCTGTACGCGAAGAACCCCAAAGCGGTCGCCAAGAAGCGGCCCCGCCTTCTCGCGACGACGTGGGACGGCTCGATGGAATCGCTGGCGCAAGCCGAGGCGACGATCAAGCAGGCGCAGGCGGCGCTCATGGGCGCACCTGCCGGCATCCCCGGCATGCCACCGGGTGGCGGTCTTGGCGCACCACCGGGCGCTCCACCTGGCTCACCGGGCGCCCCGCCACCTGGCGCACCGCCGGGGGTGCCTGGCATGCCGATGATGGCGCCGCCGCCGCCACCAATGCCGCCGCCCGAGGAGATGCTAAACGCGCAGGCCGTGCTGGCTGACGCGCAGGCCGTCAAGCAGCAGATGCAGATGCTGAACAAAATCGGCCGCACGCTCGAGATCCTCTATTCCTACGAGGTCAGCGAGCAGGTGCCGTCGTTCAAATCTGCGATGAAGATGACCGTGCGCCGCGCCGCCACCAGTGGCGTGGGTTGGACCCGCATCGGCTTCCAAAGGATCATGGGCATGTCGCCCGATCGCGACACGCGGCTCGCCGACATGCAGCGCCAGATGGATCTGGTGCAGCGGATCTCGGCCGACATCGCGGACGGCGAGACGAATACCGACAGTGCATCGGCCGAGGAGATGCGGCTGGCGATGGAGGCCATTCAGCAGGAGGACGAGATAATCCTGCGGGAGGGCCTCCAGTTCAGTTGGCCCAAGTCGACCGCCATCATTGTCGATCCGCGCGTCGTGCAGTTGCGCGACTTCCTTGGCGCCGATTGGGCCGCGGAGGAATACATTCTCACCGTCAACGAGATCAAGGAAACGTACCAGATCGATGTCGGGAAGAGCCACACCTCCTACGAGCGCCTCGACACCGGCACCGACTACGAGCGCGCCCGCACCTCATGGAGCACCAGCGGCGAAGACCCCAACGTCGATGACGGCGACAGCGACAACTGCGTCGTCTGGGAGATGTTCAACAAGCGCGACGGCCTGGTCTACATTCTATGCGACGGCTACCCCGATTTTCTGCGAGAGCCGTCAGCCCCCGATGTCTTCATCGAGCGGTTTTTCCCGTGGTTCATGACGGCCTTCAACGAGGTCGACGGCCGCGTTTATCCGGTCAGCGATGTCAGCCTGATCCGTCCGATGCAGCGCGAATTGAACCGCTCGCGGCAGGGGCTGCGCGAGCACCGTTTCGCGAACCGGCCGAAGATGGCTTACGCCGAAGGCGTCCTTTCCGAAGACGATGTCGACGTGCTGCGGATGCATCCCGTGAACGCGCTGATCGCCATCAGCGGCCTACAGCCGGGGCAGGACATCAACCAGGTTCTCCAGGCGATAAAAGGCGTTCCCGTCGACCCGAATCTGTACGAGGTCAATCCTGTGTTCCAGGATCTGATGAGGGCGGTCGGCGACCAGGAGGCCGACCTTGGAGGCACCGGCGGCGCGACCGCGACCGAAAGCAACATCGCAGCGTCAGCGAAAAGTACGGCTCTCTCATCGGCTATCGATGACATTGACGACACGCTCACGGGCCTGGCCCGCGCCGCCGGCCAGATCCTGTTGCTCAACATGTCCGAGGAGATGGTGAAGAACATCGTCGGCCCCGGCGCCATGTGGCCGACGCTGACCAAGGCAGAGGTCAGCAAGGAGATCTACCTGGAAGTCGAAGCCGGTTCATCCGGCCGGCCGAACCAGGCGCAGCAACTCCAAAACTTCGAAAGGCTCGCTCCTATCCTGATGCAACTGCCGGGTGTAAAGCCGCAGTTTCTCGCGAAGGAAGCGATTCGCCGGATGGATGACACCATCGATGTGGACGAAGCGGTGGCCGAGGGCCTGCCGTCCGTCACCGCGATGAACGGCGGCAAGATGCCCGGCATGCCGGGGCAGGGAGATCCGAACGCGCAGGGGCCGCAGGGGGCCAACAACAACCCCGCCGCACCGCAACCCCAGCCGAGTGCTCCAACCGCACCCATGAAGCCGCCAGCCGGCGCCGTGGGCAATTTCAACTAAGGGAAAACGATGTCCGCCGAAGACGCCGCAGAAGCCGCATCAGCCCCCGCCGAATCCACCGTATCGGAAGCCCCGTCGACGCCTGCTCCGCAGAGCACCGAGGCTCCACCCTCCTCGCCGCCGGTGACGCCGGCTGCGGAACCTGGCAAATCCGCCAAGGAAACCGTCCTCGACGCCGTCCTCAAGGTGATCCCAGCCGACACCACGACGGACGTTCTCGCGGACGCCAAGGCAGATCAGGACAAATCCCAGCCCGAAGAAGGGACGACGGAAACAGACACCGACGAGGATGACGAAGCGGAGCCGGCCCCAGAGGCATCGACCCCGCAGATCCGCAAGAAGATCCAGAAACTGCTTAAGAAGTACCACACGCAAAAGAAGGAATTGTACGAGGCATCGCAGGAGTTGGCGGCACTACGCTCGCCAGCCGAGATCGGTAGCCAGATGCAAGCCTTCGCCAAGGCGAACGACCTCTCCGCTGAAGACATTGCCAACCTCTGCCAGATTGGCGCCTACGTCCGCGCGGGTGACTACAAATCGTTCTACGCAGCCGTCGCGCCGATCGTGCGACGCGCCCAGGAATACCTTGGCATAGCCCTCCCCAAGGAGGCGCGTGAGGCGGTCCAGCAAGGCCGCATGTCCGAGGCGTCCGCACGCGAGTACGTGCGGCTCCAGATGGACAAGCAGTTGACCGAGGTCCACCTGCGCGCGCAGCAGGAAACCACCGCGCGCCAGAACTTGCAGAGCACGCAGGATTATGTCCAGCGAACCGTCAGCGCCCTCGAGGCTCAGTTTGCCGCCAGTGATCCCGACTACAAGGCGAAATCCGAGTCCGTTACGCTAGCGGCGAAAGCCCTGCTGCACGACCGGGGCGGCACGATCACCAACGTTCAGGAAGCCTTGGACATCACCAAGGCGGCTTACGACATGGTCAACGCCAACATCCGTCGACAGCGGGGGCCGGCGACGGCGACCGCACGCCAGCCTAACGGGAATGGTCAATCACGACAGGCCCGACCCGAAGCGAAATCGCCGTATGAAGCGGCACTGCTTGGCCTCGAAAGAGCGAGGAACGGCGCGGGCTTCTGATCCCTGAAAGGGTACGGAAGTGGCATTTACCGCAGGCGAAGTGACGAACATCGCCAACGCACAGTTGGACTATTATTTGGACAAGGGTGACATCTGGAGACAGACCCTCCAGAAGCGCCCGGCCATGGACAAATTTGTCTCCCGCAAGAAGTATTTTTCGGGCGGCAAGGGCGACATCTCGATTGCTGTTTCCGGCGCTTATGGCGCAGGCGG